GTACCGCCCACCAGTGGGTCAGCGTCTGCCCTACATACACAGGGTGCGCCCCGCGCACCCGAAAGCGTTCACCGCCCACTTCTACCCGGCTGTCCTCGTCCAGTGCCGGTTCGGGCGGCCCAAAATAGACAAAGCAGTCCTGCTTCACCTGACCCAGCGGGGAGGGGACGGACTGCTCCGTCCCCCGTTCCCGCACGGGCTGAATAAAGGCGCGCAGCGCTTTCCCCTCCGGCGCACCGGTTGCATATACCCGCACATTCTGCCCGTACCGGGCCAAAATGCGGGCAAATTCCCGTTCCATCATTGCACTCACACTCCATAAAACAGGAAATGATCATCCCTGGTCCATCCGGACATGATCCGTTCGGCCTGTTCTCGCAGCAGTTTGGCCTTGTCCCCGGCACCGCCGCTGTGCACGGTCACGTCACCAGCGGTAAAGGACTGGGGCTGACCTGCACTCCGGCTCACCTCCAGCCCGGACAGAGCCAGCCACGCCCCGGCCAGCGCAAAGGCCTCCGGACAGTCCTCAGGCCCAACCCCCTCACGCAGCCGCCCGGCCAGTTCCCGTTGCGCCGCTGCGCACAGGGTGGCCAGCAGCTCCTGCTCGTCAGGAGCTACCTGCCCCAGCGTGCGGGCCAGCTCCATGATGCGTCCAGTCATCACACACTCAGCACCTTGGACGCATCACCAAACAGCTTGGCAAAGCCACTGATACTGGTGATGGCGGCGCGCTCCAGCTGGCGGTCGATGAGCTTGTCGTACTCGATCATCACGTCGCTGCCCTGCACCATCTCCAGCGCGTAGTTGCGGTCCAGACCGATGATCTTGCCCTCAGGCAGCGCGGAGGTGCGCAGCAGAGTGGCGCCCAGAGGGGTGGTCAGCTTGCCGGTGCCCTGGAAATTCAGGCCGGTCATGGGATTCTGAAACTCAGGCAGCTTGAGCATCTTGACCATCATGTCGTTGCTCACCAGCAGGGTGTTCATCTCATAGGGGTCAAACTTGGCCCAGAAATCCACCAGATCCTCATAGGTCAGCACACCGTTGGAGGCCACGGAATACTCCTGGGCGGCATTGCCGTTGCCGTCGCCGTTGATGAGCACCTCAATGGCATCCTCCAGATGCATGCGGTTGATGTGCGCGCCGATCTGACGCAGGGTGACGGAGAACAGGTCCAGCTTCTGATAGCGAATGGCCTCATAGGAAGCCACCAGCATTCGGCCGCGTTTGTGGAGCTTGACCAGATTGTCTTGCACCTTCACCGTGGTGCTGGGGATGACCGCGCCCTCCTCCACATGGCGCAGCTTCTTGTCCTCGCCACCGGCCTCGGCGGTGATGGAGCGGTAGTCCATGCCATCAAAGCGGGTCACGGCGGCAGTGATGTTGGGCAGCAGGTTCTGCTCCTCCATGCCCTGACGCACGCTGCGGGCAATGTACTCAGGGAACAGCACAGCGGAGTCGGCGGTACGGAAGAACTTTTCCACCACATCGCTGCCCGCGCCCTTCACCTTGATGTCAAAGCGCTTGAGCTGGCGCTGAAAGGCATCCAGGCCCTCCAGCGCAGTGCCCTTATACTGCTGGTCGGGGTCCATGCTCTCCAGCACCTGAGTAAAGCTCTTGCCCGCCTCATGGTACATGCCCTTTTCCAGCTTCAGATTGTCAAACTGATATGCCATCTTCCTTTTCCTCCTTACAGACAGATCACGGCGGTCTTTTCCACCGTGTCCACATCGGCCACCAGAACGCTGATGCCATCGCCGGCCTTAACACCGCCCTTGCCGTCGGCTACCAGACCGACCTTACCCACACTCAGAGGCAGGGTAGCGGCCACCTTCACAAAGCCGCCCACCTGCACGCCCACCGCGCCGTTGCGGGGCATACCGGCCACACCGCAGAAAATGTCACCCGCACTGCAGGGACCCACGGTGCCGTTTCCGGTCATCTTGACCACCTGACCGTCCTGCACGCCATCGTGGGCATAGAAGGTGGCCATCAGGCTGCCAATGTCCTCAAAAGAGATCTTGCTCATGTGTTTTTCCTCCTGTTTTTAATATGAGTTCGGTGCTGCTCAAATCAGAAAGGCCCCATCAGCGGCAACGACATCCGCAACCTCTCGGTGATGATCCAGCTGGGTCATCACAGGAAAGCGCTTTGCCGCCTGCCCGCCGTAGATGCGTTTGAGCTCCAGCAGCTCCGATTCCTCCAGTTTTTCAGTGATGCTTTCCATCACACGGTGGTCCATATCCTCCCGGCTCAATCCGGCCAGCCGCACCACCTCGCGGCGCAGAGCAGCCATATACCGTCTGCCCAGCACAGCATCTTTCTCCAGCTGCTCCAACTCATGCTGACAGCCGTGCTTGTGGGCCAGCTGCTTCAGGGACAGCGCCTGTCCTTTGCTCTTGGACTTGAGCACACCAGCTTTGGGCTGGGCGGGCACGGCCACAAAGGACCACTCAAAGGCATCCACCGCTCCCTCCAGCTTGGTGTAGCACAGCTTGCCGTCGTAGTGCTCACCCTTCTTATGGGTACAAGTACCCGCCTGCTTACCGCAGATGGAACACACACAGCGCGCCACTGCGCAGCCCACGCTGACCTCCCGCAGGATGCCGCCGTCCAACTGAGCGATCAGTTCCTCGTTGCCTGTGGTGCGCAGCATATAGGCATAGCCCTTGATGTAACGACAGCCGTCACCGGCCGCGGTCACCACTCCGGGCTCATCCACCACCTCCGTCCGGTAAATGCGGGCAGTCTGTCCCTTGGCCGACCAGTTGTGGTCAAAGATACCCGTCTTGCCCACGAACAGCTCCGCAAGGCCGTCCAGCGTCTCCGGCTCAAAGCGTTCCCCGTCCCGGTCCACCTGATTGTCACACAGCCGCACGGCAAAGGTATACACTTCGTCCGCCGTCAGCTCCTTGCGGCTGAAGCGGTTGATCTGCTTCAGTTCCTGCTCATCCACCGCGGCAGCGCCGCCGCACAGAGCCTGCTTGTTCACATTCATCCTTCTGCCTCCACTTTCAGATTGTCCGCCTGCTGGCGATAGAGGGCCGCCCGGGCCTCCTCCACCTGATCCTGCAGGTTGATGTCCGCCCATTCCACCTGCACGCTGCCGCCCCAGCCCCGCAGCCGCAGAAAGGTCTCGCACACCCGCTCCACCACCGGCTCCAGACTGCGCCGAACGGCGGTGATCTCGCTGGTCATCAGGTCAGCCTGCTGGCTGCTCATGCGCTCAGTGGATGACCACGACAAACCCAGCATAAAGGGCGGGATGCCGGTGCGGGCGATCAGCTGTTCCAGAATCTGGCGCACAGGCACCTCGCTGTCCAGCACCTGATTGTCCGCGCCGATGACCCGGATGTCCACGTCGCCCATGGCCACGAAGTCCCGCACGTCGCCCTGACTGCCTGCCTGCATGGCTCGGCTCCATTCCCGGGCCACCTGCTCACAGCGGTCCTTTGCATACAGCTCGTCCCCTTCGCCGTTTTTGCATACCACAGCAAAGCGCACGTTGCCCACCCGCTCCCAGTTCAGCCCAATGGCCTGATAAATCTTCAGCAGGATCTCCGCCATAAAGGGCATGGACCGCAGCAGAGACACGCCGTAGGGATTTCCGGCCTCCGGCTGGAAGGGGGTAAACAGCAGCAGTTCCTGACAGGGCAGGACCTTGGGCTCACCCACCGAACGCTGACACAGCACAAAGTCCAGCGGGGTGTCTCCCTCCCGGATCTCCACCGCCGCCGGGTCACACCACAGCAGGGCAGCGATGTCCCGGCCCTGCCAGTCGGGTACGATCTCACCCACCGCTCTGCCGCAGGTGAGCATGCAGTCCAGATACCCGTCCAGAAAGGACTGGATCCCCCGCTGGCCTCTGCCGGTGGGCACGGTTTTTACAAACCGGTCCATCTCCTGCTGGGCCCGGGGCTCGTCACACACCACACTCACCCCTCCGCACAGGCGGATCAGCTTCAGGATGGCCGCATCCACAATGGGCAGGGCCTCCCGAATGGCCCGGTACAGCTGGCCTTCCCCCTCCTGCAGGGGCACGTACCGGTCCAGTGCCCCAAAGGGGTGTCGTCCTGTGTTCCGGATCTGCACTGCCTCCCCCTGTACCTGAGGCCGCTTTTTTTGAAAAATCTTCATCCGCGTTGCTCCTTTTTTACATTCTGCCGCTTCGGCATACGCTGCCGGCAAACACCGGCACCGCGTGGGATCGGGGCGCGGCCACGGTTGCGGCAAAATACCGAATGTCGTCCATGGCATGATCGTCTTGCTTCCTCACCCGGTCCCGGGCGGCATCCTCCTCCCAGCGGTACAGCCCAAACTCCCGGATGGCATCCGGGCAGCTGTCACATATGACCAGCTGTCCGCTTTGCAGCAGTCGGGCGGTGAGGTGAATACCGGGCAACACGTCATTTTTCGCCCTGACCACCCTCCAGCCGTCTCTCCGCAGCACCTCGATAAAGCTGGCCGCCGAAGGATCCACCACCACCCGGTCAATGGCCCGCCCCCCGGCCAGCCGTTCCAGTGCCCGGGCATATTCCCGGTCCGTTTTCTGCCGTCCTTCTTTGCGGGAATCATAGTAGTACTCCGCCACCCGGTACCACACTCCGTCCCGCAGCCCCCACAGGCCGAAGGATGCGGGATTGATGGTCCCGTAGTCACAGGAAATGCACCACTGCTCCATCTCTCCCTTGGGGGGCTCGGGACAGTCTGCCGCCCGGAAGAAGTCGTACACCAGCCCCTCCGGCGCCACCCACTCCCCCAGCACGAACCGGCGATAG